GCAATGGGTGATGTCGGTATGGTGCGGGGTGTTGTCGTTGCCGACAGACTCAGTTTTCGCGAAAGCGCCGCTGAAATTGCTTTCTGCTGCGCTGCCGAGGCTTTCCGATACCCCATTGATACCGCCAGTGATATTTTGCAGCGCGTCAGTTTGCTCGCTTAGCAGGGTACGACCCGTATCAATGCCGCGCCCGTCATCAAATCCGCGAATAAACTCACCACGTAAATCGGGTAATTTATGCTCTGGATATAAAGTTGCCAGCGTGGGATAAACGTAGGGATAAAATGCTGCGCCGTTGCATTTTAAATATCCTGCCGGTGGCGTTTCGCTTGGGTAGGGCAGCGGGATGCCGATAGGGGTTAATGCCTGGTTGCGACTGGTGACGATATCTATCCATTCCCGCCATTGACCATAGGAGCGCAGGCGATAAGCTATTTTGGCCGCAGTGTGGGTATTATTGGTGGAGAAAATGAACTGGTGGGCGGTTAATGAGTCATTTTGAATATGTTGAATGGTCGAGTCACCAAAACCCTCGGGTTTATCGGCAGCGTATTGATTGACACAGTACATGCCGGTTTTTGTCAGCGCATTGATCCCCGCCGAGGCAATAATGCAGTTGCCGCCCCAGCCAAATGCCCCGACCTGCATGAGTTCATCTTGAGCATTACCAACATTTCTGGTGGCCGCAGAACCTAATTGCAAGTTAGCCCGCGCCGCCTTGATATTGCCAAGGTCAAATAAATTGTGGCTAGCGAGGAGATATTGCGGGTGCGGATTGAGGGTGTCGAGATGACGGCTCATTAATGCAACCGCAGCACTTACCGCTTTTTGAACTGCTTTTGGCGTGGCGGCTTCGGTCTCAATTTTGCTATCGATGGCGTTATTTAATCGCGTAAAACCTTTGGCGTATAAGGTAGCATCGGGATGGTTGCATGATTTTTCATGAGCAATCATTAACTCATCAATATAGGTTTTGACCTCAATAGCTTTATCATCCGCATAGTTACGCGCTGTCAGTACGGCTGATGGGATAATTTTCAGCATCACTGACGCCGTGCTGCTGACCATGAATATCATACGAATCAGTTGGGTACGGCCACTGCCTTCTTGCATTTGTGGCTTATAACTTTCCGGGCAATTGGCGATGGCAATTAACTCTCCGGCTTTATTCAGCAAACCAATCTCCCGGATCCACCACCCGCCCTCGGTCTCAGGGATAATTTGCTCCGCAATAATCTGATGGGGATTGCTCGGGTCAATAGTCAGGGCATTAAGGGCGGCGCGGCGTTGTTCATTCACCAGTTGGGTTTGTGCCGGATCGGGTGTTGGCAGGGTGCCGCCGCCATCCCCGACTGCCATGTGGGTTATCTCTAAGCGGGTGCCGAGCGCGGTGGCGTTCGCCAACTTGGCCGTGCCGATATGGGTTAATAAGGCAAAGTATTTATCCGTCATATTGAGTCCATTCATAGGGGTAAATGGTCATTTCGTCGCCGCTGTAACTGGCGGCGGCGATAGTCAGCGGGCCGCTGCTGTCGAGATTGATAGACAGGCCGACTAAGTGGCGGCTGCATGGTTTTGCATCAAAAATCAGCCGCTCCAGTTCGGGGTACATTTCCTCGGTAATACCGGTTTCCAGCACCCCCACATCCAGACGAAAGGTGCCGGGTGTTTCGTTGGTTTTCCACCATTCGGTTACTCGAATAAGGTAGCCGAGCGGTTCAACCACACGGCGTAATGCACCAATGGTGCCTTTACGCTTGTGCAGGTAAGCCGAGGATTTCACCACCGCGCGTTTGGTGGCTTCCGGCCAGCTTTCATCCCAGCGATCAACCGACCACGCCCACGCCAGATAGGGCAGTAACGGCAGCGGGCACAGGTCAGCATTCCATAACTGGCGTAGTGNAGCATTACCAACATTTCTGGTGGCCGCAGAACCTAATTGCAAGTTAGCCCGCGCCGCCTTGATATTGCCAAGGTCAAATAAATTGTGGCTAGCGAGGAGATATTGCGGGTGCGGATTGAGGGTGTCGAGATGACGGCTCATTAATGCAACCGCAGCACTTACCGCTTTTTGAACTGCTTTTGGCGTGGCGGCTTCGGTCTCAATTTTGCTATCGATGGCGTTATTTAATCGCGTAAAACCTTTGGCGTATAAGGTAGCATCGGGATGGTTGCATGATTTTTCATGAGCAATCATTAACTCATCAATATAGGTTTTGACCTCAATAGCTTTATCATCCGCATAGTTACGCGCTGTCAGTACGGCTGATGGGATAATTTTCAGCATCACTGACGCCGTGCTGCTGACCATGAATATCATGCGAATCAGTTGGGTACGGCCACTGCCTTCCTGCATCTGTGGCTTATAGCTTTCTGGGCAATTGGCGATGGCAATTAACTCTCCGGCTTTATTCAGCAAACCAATCTCCCGGATCCACCACCCGCCCTCGGTCTCAGGGATAATTTGCTCCGCAATAATCTGATGGGAATTGCTCGGGTCAATGGTCAGGGCATTAAGGGCGGCACGGCGTTGTTCATTCACCAACTGGATTTGTGCCGGATCAGGCGTTGGCAGGGTTCCACCGCCATCCCCGACCGCCATGTGGGTAATCTCTAAGCGGGTGCCGAGCGCGGTGGCGTTCGCCAGCTTGGCCGCGCCGATATGGGTTAATAAGGCAAAGTATTTATTAGTCATATTGAGTCCATTCATAGGGGTAAATGGTCATTTCGTCGCTGTCATAACAGGCTGCGCTGATGGGGATTGCCCCGTTAACAGCCAAATTAATCGACAGGCCATTCAGATGCCGACTGCACGGCTTGGCATCGTCTATTAACCGCTCCAGTTCGGGATACATTTCCTCGGTAATACCGGTTTCCAGCACCCCCACATCCAGACGAAAGGTACCGGGTGTTTCGTTGGTCTTCCACCACTCAATCACCTTGATGAGATAGCCTAATGGCTCAACCACCCGACGAATCGCGCCGATGGTGCCTTTGTATTTGTGGACATATTGCGAAGACTTCACCACCGCGCGCTTAGTCGTTTCCGGCCATTTCTCATCCCAGCGGTCAACAGACCACGCCCACGCCAAATAAGGCAGCAATGCCAGCGGGCAAGTCTGCGGATCCCAGAGCTGACGCAAAGGGATTGGCGTGCGCTCAATATCGGCACAGGCTTGCGCGGCGGCGATTTCCAGCCGGGATGATCCGGCCGGTAACAGGCGGTTATCACTCATCAGAGCCACCTATCGTCAAGGTATAAGCAATGCAGCTAGAGGCTTGCGACTCATTCAGCACCATATCGGCCAGCGGTTGCGCCAGTTCAACACGTTGCACCCCCTCTACATGTAAAGCGGCGAAAATAGCGGAGAGGCGAATGTCGCGCCCGAGGCGGTGTTGCGCACTAATATAAGCTTTGAGCTTGGCTTCAGCGGCCTGTCTAATCGGTTCGGCTTCGGGGCCGGGATAGAGATAAAGCGTTGCCTGTATCTGGTAGGGGATTATTTCAGCAGATTGCACCGTCACCCGGTCAGCCAATGGGCGCACATTTTCAGCATTGAGCGCGGCAGCCACCACTTGGATCAGCTCTTCGCTGGCGGTTCCGTCATTCTCCCGCGATAACACCGACACCGTGACACAAGCCGGTGACGGGCTGACCACCGACACATCCGCCACCCGACCATCGGCACTGCGGCCATGAAATTGATAAGCCCCCACTGAACCGGCGACACTCAAGCCCTCGAAAGCTTGTTGAATGCGGACACGAAAATCACTGTCAGATTCCATCACCACCGCTAGCGGTGGCAATGCGCTGTCATCGGCAGGCGTTATCACCAGCCGCTCAACGTTGTTATTTGCACCGAGCTGGTCGAGGTCAGCGCCCGTGGAATAAGCCAGCATGTTGGCCCGCGCTGCTTCATTGACGCGCTGACGCCACATCACCTCGCGGTAGGCACTTTCTTCCAGCAATTTAGTCAGTGATTCAGATTCAAGTTGCAAAGTACGCGCCACCGCTGCGCGCTGACTTTCATCACACAGCGACAACAGCGTCGCCTTACGCTCAGATAAGATACGTTCATAATCCAGCACCTCAACCACATCGGGCGCGGGTAACAGGCTCAGGTCAATGGTTGCCATAGATTCAGCTCACAGGGATAGTTAAAGAGAGGGGGGCCGCGCTATCGGTGCGGGTGCCGGTGATATCAACCACCATTTTTCCGTCAAGGGTGGTGTCAAAGGTGATGCCAGTCAGCTTGACCCTCGGCTCCCAGCGCAGAATGGCGCTGTAGCTGGCGGCCATAATTTGCAGGCGCAGGGCCGGATTTTGCGGCTGGTCAATCAGCTCTGATAACAGCGAACCATAAGCGCGACGCATCACCCGCGAACCGACAGGGGTGATAAGAATGTCAGCGATAGACTGGCTGATATGGTCAGCGTCGGTAATAGTCTGCCCAGCGTTGCGGCTCATGCCGAGATATTGGGTTGTGGTCATGCAGCCCTCAAAATTCGCGCGAGTATTTCAAGTCAGTTTGCTGCTAATGGGCGCGGATAACATCTCAGGAGGGATGTGTGGGGGACGGGACTACAAAACGATAAGGTCATCTAAGTAGATTACTTTTGTTTTGCGTGATAGAGTTATTTCTATGGTTCTCATGGATGAGTATTATGTTTTCAGCAAATATTATAAAAGTGGCACTAAAAGAGTTATCTAAACTTCCTGCGGGTCTCAAAGCTGAAATGGTTGAGGCCATAGAGGAATTAGAACAAGTAGGCACAGATTTGAAAGAGCCGAAAGTCAGGGATGTAGGTAACGGATTAAAGGAATTAAGAGTCAGTGCTCAGGAGGGAATAGCGAGAGGCTTTTTCTTTTTCACAGTCGGAAAGCAATTTTACGTTGTTCATGTTTTGCATAAGAAAAGTCAAAAAACACCCAAACTATCCCTTGAATTAGCTAATCAACGAATGAAAGATATTAAACGGAGACTGAAAGATGTCTGATAATGACCTCGATATCATCCCATTTTCTGAAGCTAAGGCACTGCTTTTAGAAGATAAGGCAACTCAGGAAGCCTATAACGAAATTCAGATCCGCAAGGCACTGATGACACAGCTAAAAGATGCGCGTAAAGCATTACATCTTACTCAGCAAGATGTCGCCCAAAAAATTGGAACACAGAAACAAAATATTAGCCGCATGGAAAATGGTAAGAGCGTACCTAATTTGGCGACCTTAAGCCGTTATGCGGCAGCTTTGGGCGGTACCTTTATTTTCCACATACCAAATCGGTAAAGCTCATAGTTGGTTCTTTCTCGTCTTTATGCTGTGACGTGGGGAGCCAACTAATTAAGCCTGAATTATTATTTTATTCCCACCGTATTATCCCCACCACGCTTAACACCGCCGTGGTCATGCTTATCGACGACCACACCATTTGATGTGAACGAACCGCCTGAGTGTTCAATATTCCCGCTCATCTTGCCGCCTTGGGTCACATTTAGCGTGGCGGTGGTCAGGTTGTGGGTGCATTCCACTTCGGGCGTATCCAGCAGAATTTTGACCAAGGCAGCACAGGTGATAGTGGGGGCGGTGGCATTGACCGATTCACTGGCATTAATAACCGCTGTTTTGACGCCATCAGCCCGCAACTCGCCGCTCTCAGGTTCATAGTGCAACGTGGCACCGTCAGGAAAGGCGATATACAGGCCATTGGCCGAGGCCGACGGTGGCGGGAAGTCATCAGAGAAAATGCCCGGCAGCACAAAGGCGGTATCCAGCTCGCCGCCGAGGGACAATATCAACACCTGCTCACCCTCAGACGGTGCCCACCATGATCGCGATTGACCGGCGCGCAGCGTCAGCCAGTTTAACCAACCAGTGGTATTGTCCCCTGTCGCAACACGGCACAGAGCTTGGTCGAGATCAACCTCGGCCACCGTACCAATACGGATCAAGTTGCGCAGCAGGCGCAGAATTTCAGTTAGTTGGGTTTGAGTGTTCATGGGGGGATCATGCGATCTGTGATGAGATCTTCAATTTGATTGAGCTGTAAGACATTTGGGACAACAACGTTTGAAATAACTTGCTAATCACCCAATTGGTAGTAATTTATTACTGATAACCTTATTTTCAGTATTACATTTTTTTCTAGCAGTTATTTTTATTTCTGGGACGATATAATGGAAGAAAAAGAATTTTTTAGTCATGGTGATGTACGTGTTACAAACTCTCGTTTTACAGTAAGTGGTGCTACCTATGCAATGAATGGAGTTACGTCAGTTAAACAACTTCAAACAAATCCCTCAAAGGTAGGCCCAGTAATTTTAGCTATTATTGGTGCTGTCGTCACATTTAATGCAAATGGCGGGGGGAAAATTATTGGAATATTAATGTTGTTAGCCGCCATTTTTTGGTTTAAAAAGATACAGCCAGAATATATTGTTGTGCTTAACAGCTCTTCAGGAGAAGCTCAAGCATTGAGAAGCTATGACGTTAATTACATCCAGAATGTGATTAATGCGTTAAACGAATCAATTGTTTATCGAGGTTGAATAGTAATTTAAAATTTAATTGCTATGACTGACATACTATAAGTATCTTTATGGTTTTTAATGTTCTAATTATATAGTTACTCAAAAATAAATTTGAGTAACTATTGTACATATAAAATTTCAGGTGATCATTATGGTAAAGATGTTCTCATTTCAAGAGGCTTTGTTATTTTCTGAAGAACAATCCAAGCGACATTTACTATTAGGTAATGGTTTTAGTATTGCATGCAGACCAGGTATATTTCAATATGGAAAATTGTTTGAGCAAGCAGATTTTTCGAAATTATCAACATCGGCAAAAAAGGTTTTTCATGAGTTAGGTACACAGGATTTTGAGAAAGTTATTAGTATTCTAAGAGATTCAACGATTGCGCTCAAAGCCTACGAGGATATCTCTGCGAAACTCCTCACTACGTTAAGTAGTGATGCTGACTCACTAAGGGAATTATTAGTGCAAACTATTGCGAGCAGCCATCCTGAATGGCCTGGTGAGCTAGAGGAAAGAGAGTATTCATATTGCAAAGCATTTCTTGATAATTTCTCTCGTGTTTATACTTTAAACTATGACTTATTACTCTACTGGGTACATATGCATACACTTGAAGGAGAGGATCCATCCTCAGATGACGGGTTTAGAAAACCATATGAAAACTATGATGCTAATTATGTAACTTGGGATCCAAGTAATAGTCATGATCAAGATTGTTTCTTTCTTCATGGAGCATTACATCTATTTGACACAGGCGTTGAGTTACAAAAATATACTTGGAAAAATACGAAGATACGTCTCATAGAGCAAATTCGTAGTGCATTGAAGAAAGATTTATTTCCTGTATTTGTCGCAGAAGGAAAAAGCGATGAAAAACTTTCTAAAATCAGACATAATGATTACCTCGCTAAGGCATTTCGGAGTTTTAGTGAAATAACTGGAGCACTTTTTATATATGGACATTCTTTGGCGATTAATGATGAGCATTATTTAAAACGAATAGAGAAAGGTAAAATAAAACAGCTTTACGTAGGGCTATATGGCGATCCAGAAAATAATAATAATAAAATAATTATAGCTAGAGCAGAAAGAATGTCTGTAAATAGAGGCAAGAAAAGAGGAGGGCTAGAAGTTTTCTTTTTTGATGCTGAGACTGCGAATGTCTGGGGTAATAACCCAGAGAAACTATAATGTTTAAATTATTATTATGTTCTAATTAGTTATATGTAAATAATATTCAAATGTTAATATGATTAATGTAAATCATTTCTACATCACTTAATGTTATATTATCAAACCCCAACAGCGGCCGCTCGTCATACTGCACATCTTTGCTGTGGACGTTCGGGCGGTCACGCAGGCCGAAATGATGGACTCGCGCGATACGCTCAACGCGCCCGGCAAACTCAACCACCGCTTCATCAGGGCTGCTGTTAGTTTTCATATAGCGTGCGGTGCGCAACTTGGCGAACATTTCCCGCTTAATCCGGCCCTTGGGTTTACGTAACGGTTGAGATTTTCGGGTGGCATACGGGGTGCCATCTGGCGCTTGCTGGCGTTTAATGCGTTGTTGCTGACTGCCGCGCAAGCGTTTGGCAATTGTCACCGCTAATGCCTTGCGCGCCTTGGGTGTCAGACTGGCAATCAGTGCGGCCAGGGCATCATCAAAGGGTTTCAGCGCATTCATTTGACCGTTTCACCGTTAAAGTAGATTGTTGTTGGCCGTGTTGGCGTACCCGGCCACGCCGGTTCCAGCGCATGGTCAACATGCAATGCGCCGTCCAGCTCTTTCACAATCACCCGCTCAGTCAGTTGCAAGTCGATACGGATATCACTCAACACATCGCTCATCACATCAACCTTATGAATAAAGCCGGTGCGGCGTTTTTCTTCTGTTGCCATGATGTCCGGTTGATGTTCCCGCAGCCATGCCAGTATCGGCACAAAGAGATAATCAACATCATCGGGGAAATCCTCAATAAACAGCGTCAGCGTATATTGATTTTCAAAAGACAGCGACGGGGCCAGTGTTGAGACAATGCGGCCACCATCAACAAACATTTTCAGCCGTTCCGGGTTAGTCTGAAACAGTTGCAGACTGTCGGTTAAGGCTTGGCGTAGCAGTTTGGGTTTTAACATTATGTTGTTCCTGGCACCGTTTGATGGCTTCTACTTGCAGCCCGCAGGCTACCAGTGCGGTTTCTAACTGGCGGATATCGGCACTTAAATCACCGTTAACCGTTGGGTGACAGGCGGGCAGTGGGCAACTGTTCACTGGCGGACAGCCAACGTAAATAATCGTTGGGATTGGCGAATGCGGGGCGCTGGTGCAGCCGGATAACATCAGCAGGTAAAGCAGTAACAGACCAATTGCGCAACGCTTTATTTTCATTGAGTAACCTTTGAATTTTCTGTTCACGGGATTGCGATAAGTGGTTGGCATCGCTCAGTGATTGCCTTAATATTCTTTCGCTTTTTGCCTGCCGTTGAGCCTGTTCTTGCAACTGGATGAGGGTGTTATCGCGGTTCTCAATTTCTGCGGATAGCGCGCCAATTATGTTGCTGGCGTTTGCGATAGCGAGGCTCTGGTGATGCGTATACCACCCTAACGCCATCACCATACCCGCCATTAGCATCAGCACGATACGCATCTCAGATCCCATTCAGGCAGCGCTTTTGCTCAGCAATGCGGCGACGCTCCAGCCCTTGGTTTTTCATGCCGTTGACGTACACCCAGCGTGGCAACTGATTGCAGGCGCTGCGCCAGTCGCTCTTGTTGACAAAAAAGGCCAGCGTCGAGCGACAGGCCGCCCCCGTACCCACGTTAAAGGCGAACGACACCACGGCGTCATACACCGGTTGCGGCATGGCAACCGGCATACACACCGCCATAGCCCGTTCGACCCGCTGCACGTCAGCGACCAGATTGACCGCCACCTGACGCTCACTGATAACACTGCCCGGCTTCACCCCAGCGGTGTGACCGATGCCATTTGTCCACACATTGGCGCTGCACTGGTAAGAGTTGAGCTGGCAGCCCTCATAATCAGCAATCAGTTTTAGCCCGGCGGGCGATGTTGTTAAGGTCTGGTAGTTTGGCAAGGTGGCGGCCAGCGTTAGAATGACCCCGACCAGACAGCGCTTAACGATTGAGTTCATCGAACACCTCCCGCCTGATACCCAATTCTTTCAGCAAGAAATAGCTCTTGCGCCGGTAGTACCAGTTGATAAGACAGGTAGCAGCAGCGGCAACCGCCGCCACATAAAAGGCGATATCTTGCGGACTCAGTGCACCAATAAACGCTAACAGCAGCGCAAAAACATAGGCCACCGCAGAGCTGATTTTCTCCATTTTCAATCCCATAATTGAACGGTTTCACGTTGGGCCGCCGGGGCCATGTCGGGCAACTCCACCGGATAACCATGCGGCAGAATGGCCCCCAGTTCCGACAGCCCCGGATTTGCGTCATAGACTTGCTCCAGCACATCCTGTGTGCGGCCATAATACCGCCAGCACAGTGCGTCGAGCGTGTCGCCTTGCAACGCGTTGACCTGCATCAGATAAGGCCAATAATGCTGTGAGACTTCCCGGCAATGTTGCGAATGCTAATCCGCGCATCACGCCACAACTCATCAACCGTGCTTTCAATGGCCTCCGCGCGTTTATCACCGCGCGCGCTGGCGTCATAGCCGCGATAACGTTCGGCCAGCAGTGCGGCCGTAATGGCACAGACCGCGCGCTGGTACTCGGCCAACAGGATGCTTTCGCCGTCCAGTTGCTCGGCCTGCACCTCGGCCAGTGTCTTGAAACCAGTCGCCATCTGGTCACGGCGGTACTCGAACAGTTCGGCATTGACCTCAGCAATAGCGCTCTTGATGGTGAAGCGCAGGCGCTCGGCGGTGACGGTTCCCTCAAGGCGCAACAGCTCGCGCAGTTTTATCGGGTCAACCGCAGGCCAGAAAAAGGTATTTTCAATCACCGGTTCGGCCGTTTTGTCAGGCCGTGGCGCGGGGATAACAACAGTGGTCATGGCAACCTCAATATCAGAATGGGTGGGCGGTGGACGACGGCGTTAACAAGGTAAACCCTGTTGCGGCCATCGTGCCGCCCGGCTCGGGGAGCGTTCGGTTTAGCGACTGGCGGCGTTCTTTAACTTCACGGCCAGTCGCTCAATGTCTTTCTTGACGCCACAACCGGTATGCAATTGGAGTGCGCGGTGAAGGTGGCTCAGGGCCAGTTCGCCCCGGTCACTGTCACGCAGCACATAACCGGTCATTTTGTGCAGTTTGGCCCGCACCTGGTCGGGCATGTCTTCGTCTTCCATTAGCTCAATGGTTTGCAGCAGGTGGTCAACGTCAACCGGCTTACCGGTGGCATAGGCGCGCCCGGCAGACTCGGCCACTTCCTCGGCAATCAGGTAAGCGGTAGAACGGGTAAAGCGGTCTGTCGGCACTAACTGATAACGCAGAGCATAACGGGCGATATCCAGTGCACCGGGGATATCCCCGGCATCCAGACGCCAAATCATGATGGTCATTAAAATGGCGTCCTGCGCGCCTTTCCCCTCACTTAACACACCCGACACCCACGGCATGTACTCCGGCAATAACTGCCGCTTCAGCTCGGCTTTACGTTCATTTGAACGCACCTGTTTCAGCTTGCGTTTATCTTCATTGAGCTTGAGCAACATCAGCTCGTAGCCGGTGGCATGGCGTAACGGGTTATCCCGTAGCTGTGAGGCGGCAATAGCCGACTGTTGGATAAAATGGCGGCGCGCAGGACTGGTCATCGCTTATTTGCTCCCTTTGGTTGCCGGTGTTTCGGGAGCGCTTTCCGTCGCGGCCTGCGCATCGGTGGTGGCTTCCGGTTTGGCTTCATTCGGGTTAGCCGCAACGTTCACCGCAGCCATGATCGCGGCGGCAATACCGTCATAGTTCGGGGTATCAGATACCATTAGCGCGCTTGCACCCATTCCGGTTTTACTGCCACTTTTTGCCGGTAAAATCTCGATATTTTCCACCAGACAACCCCCGGCGTAATCTTCCACCACATAATCCTGTTTAATGGATTCGTAGTTTTCGATACGGTCACGTTTAGCAACTTCATCAATATGGCGGCGGTGTGAGTCTTCCAGCCAGTAGATAGACAGGTTATCAAGGCGGGTGATCATGAATGCATTGGCCGGGAAATAGGGCGCACTGACGGCAGGTAAGTTACCGATTCGCTTCTGGCTGATAATCATGTCAGCAGCAAGGGATTCGCTGTTTTCCTGCGCTTTGTTGACCAGCGGGAAATACTTATCCTGCATCAGATTGCGACCTGTCAGGACAACAAGGCCGGGGTCTTCCTGATACCATTCGGCAATCATCGAGCTGGCAGCATCCATCACCAGTGCATCAAGATTGACGTAGTCACCGCCCTCGCCAACACGAATCTTATCTGATACCAACTCACCATTTTCCCCGACGACTTTACTCATCACGCGGGCCGGTGCGTTATTACGGTATTTTTGCAACCAACCCACAGCAAGATCTTCCAACATAGGAAACTGCGCGCGATTGGATGTTTTGGCGCGGTGGGTGCCATTGAAACCCGCCATAATGCGGTCTAGCGCCTGCCGCTTGATAATGGCGTCGCGCAAGCGGGTCTGGAAGTCCAGATAACGCGCCCACATATCGAGGGTGCTATAGCGGATGTGGAAGTCGTAGTTCACCTGTTCACAGAAATATTTCTCACTGTCCAGTGAGGCAAACTCGGCAGTTTCGCGCTCGTCTCCGCCGTCAGTATCGGTGGTACTGGCGACTGTGCCATTCACACCGAGGCCGACTTTTTCAGCGGTCAGCTCGGCGACGGGCACAATATTGATGCTGCTTAGGAAATCAGAGGACTCTTGGACGCGGGTCATGATGGTTTGCGTGACGGAGGGTTCAACGTTGAATTTTTTATTCAAATCGCCGGTTGCGACCCCGTTCAGCTCGGCTTGACGGGTCAGATAGGCATTAAATTTAAAACGGGTTGCTGGGCGCATAATAATCCTGATTCAGTTAAATAATGTAATGGTGAAATAACAACGTGACCGCACAATGGGCGGCCTGTGACCCTGATTAGCAGTCAGTCAGCACGTCGGCTTGACTACTAACACCGGTGGACTCCGGGCGCTTGGCTTGGCTAAAGTTTTCAGTGATAGAAAGCTTGGTTTCTAGGGACGTAACCCCTTGCTTTCCCTTTTCGATACTCTGTTTCAGCTCCACCACGTGGTCAGTGAGTTTTTTCTCAATGGCGGTAAAGCGGGCTTCAATGGTTTCGCTATGCCCCTGCACATGCTCCGCCACCGCGTTTACAGCCTCATGCACATCATTAAAACGCGCATCATCAGTCGCCTGCTTGCGACTGAATATTGACTTCACCGCGTTAAACAACGTGATACCCGGCTCGGCCACGTCTTCAAATTCCAGTTGCACTTCAACCGCTGCCGAGAACAAGTTTTCCGGGTTAGATTTACGGGCGGCTAATGGGTTGTGTTTGGCTTTGGCGCTGAACTCCAGCATTTCAGTGCCGAGGCTGGCGGGGTCATCGGTCACGGCCAGTCCGACCAGATAGGCTTTACCGGTATTGGCAAAGTTCGGGCTAATTTCCATGGAGGTATAAATTTTCTGTAGGGCTTTGTTCATCTGTACCAAATCATCGGTTGGGCTGATTTGGGCGAACAACGCACGCTTACCGTTCAGGATGGAATCGTCTTCAATGGTTTCCGCTTTAAGTGCTGAAACATCGCCATAACGGCGGAAAGTGCTGTTCGGGGAGTAACTTTTCAAATGTTCCAGATTGATGCGGCAACCGTAGACGCGCGGGTCAAATGACTCGGCCATCTGGTTGATATCGTCTGCGGAAATGATTCGCCCGTCGCAGGTATCACCTTCAACGCCGATACGAAAATACTTAGAAACTTTCTTAGCCATGAGCGGCTCCATTCAGTGTGATTATGGTTGTTCGGTTCGGGGCTTAGTTTCCTGATGTATGGCGGCAGCAACAACGAAAGCCAGTTGTGACGGGGCTGGCACAACAGCGAGGACGCGCAGAGGGTCGGGCTGGTCGCGTAGCCTAATGGCATGAATACGACACCGAGCACCATCATCAGCGACCCACGGCGACAGGCGGCCTTGCTTTACTGGCAGGGCTTTTCTGTGCGCCAGATTGCGGACACGCTGGCCCTGAAATCGCCGACTGTGCAGAGCTGGAAGAAGCGCGACGGGTGGGATGCCATTGCGCCCATTTCCCGCGTGGAAACCAGCATGGAAGCGCGGTTGATTCAGCTCATCATGAAAGACGCAAAGGAGGGGCGGGACTTTAAAGAGATTGATCTGTTAGGCCGCCAGATTGAACGGCTGGCGCGGGTTAACCGCTACAGCCAGACCGGCAGCGAAGCTGATTTAAATCCGAACGTAGCGAACCGCAACAAAGGGGAGCGCAAGACCCCGGATAAAAACCTGTTCGGTGAATCTGCTATTGAAAAGCTGGAGTCTATTTTTCACGAAAATATCTTTGATTATCAGCGCAATTGGTTTGAGGCCGGACTCACTCACCGTATCCGCAATATTCTGAAATCGCGCCAGATTGGTGCAACCTTCTTCTTTGCCCGCGAAGCGCTGCTGGACGCCATCAAAACCGGACGTAACCAGATATTCCTGTCAGCCAGTAAGGCACAGGCGCACGTGTTCAAAAGCTACATTATCGACTTTGCCCGCATGGTTGACGTTGACCTGAAAGGTGACCCGATGGTGCTGCCGAACGGGGCGCGCCTGTTCTTCCTCGGCACTAACGTGCGCACCGCGCAGAGCTACACCGGCAATCTCTATCTTGATGAGTATTTTTGGATCCCCAAGTTTCAGGAGTTGCGCAAAGTCGCCAGCGGCATGTCATTACACAAAAAATGGCGTACCACCTATTTCTCCACACCGTCGAGTCTGGCGCACAGTGCCTATCCGTTTTGGTCTGGTGAGCTGTTCAATAAAGGCCGCCGCAATAAATCCGACCATATCCAACTGGATCTCAGCCACAGCCATTTGGCCCGTGGCGCGCTGTGTGCTGATGGTCAGTGGCGGCAGATTGTGACGGTAGAAGATGCACTGGCGGGCGGTTGTAACCTGTTTGACCTTAACCAGCTCTCGCTTGAATACGGCCCGTCAGAATATCAAAACCTGTTGATGTGCGAATTTGTGGACGATCAAGCGTCAGTATTTCCGTTCAAGGAGTTGCAGGCTTGCATGGTGGACAGTCTGGAAGAGTGGGAAGACTACAACCCCTATTCGTTGCGGCCGTTTGGTTATCGCCCGGTGTGGATCGGTTATGACCCGTCCGAGGCCAACGGCGGCGACAGTGCTGGGTGTGCGGTGATTGCGCCGCCAATGGTGCCGGGCGGTAAGTTCCGCGTGTTGGAGCGCCACCAGTGGAAAGGGATGGATTTTGAAGCACAGGCCAAGCATATCGAAGAGTTAACGCAGAAATATTGCGTGGAATACATCGGTATTGATGCGACTACCGTCGGGCAAGGCGTTTTCCAGTTGGTGCGCCAGTTCTTCCCGGCCGCAAGGGAAATCAAATACACCCCTGAAATCAAAACCGCCATGGTGCTGAAAGCCAAGCACACCATTAATAACGGCCGTCTGGAATATGACACCGGCCACACCGACATCACCCAGTCATTTATGGCCATTCGCAAAACCATGACCGCCAGCGGCAAGAGTTCGACTTATGTTGCCAGCCGCAGTGAAGAAGCCAGCCATGCCGATGTGGCGTGGGCGATTATGCACGCCCTGTTAAATGAACCCCTTACCGCGACATATGGCGGTCACAGCCCTAATTTCTTGGAGTTTTACGGATGAAATCAATGACTTTTACTGCTGGTCAAGTTGACGGCCTGCGCGAACATTTCGAAAACTCGGCCTTTGACTATCAAAAGACGTGGTATCGGGTGGGGCAGACCGGCGTAGCCCGAAATATCACCAAGTCGCGTCAGGTGGGGGCCGACTGGCTTTTTGCTTTTGAAGCGTTACTGGATGCCCTCACCACAGGCCGCAACCAGCATTTTTTAACCGTCTCAAGATATAGCGCTCTAACGACCCGCGCCACGATTGCCGAGTTTTGCCGGGTAGTTAGGGTAAACGTGAACCCCTTCTCGCTGAATAATATTCTGTTAGGTAATGGCGCACTTATCGCCTTTCACGGTGAGAACAGTCACGCAGCCGCTCATGCCGGGAACGTGTATCTGGGTGAATATGCATGGGCTAAAAACCCGCGTTCAATACTGCAAATGGCTAAGGGGATGGCAATGCACAAAAATCATCGTTTAACGCTCTATACCACACCCTCCCGCTCACATACCGCGTTCAAGATTTGGAATGGCTCACTGCGCCGCCCACGAAAAGCCGCACCGGTGATACACACGGATAACGGCGTTTTTTGTGCTGATGGCGTATTCCGTCAATCGGTGACGGCTGATGATGCCATTCAGCAAGGTTGCACGTTATTGGAAAGACATTTGGGTAAAGATTGGCTTGAAAAGTATGCGTCACCGGATGATTTCAAGCTCTTATATTTGTGCGACTGGTCACAAGTGGCAAACAATGTAGGGGAAGTAAAATGAGTAAGCGCAAGGGCCGCAAGGCATTAAGCCAACCTGTCACCAATCACACCGCCAGCCAACAGCAGCCGGTGGAGGCGTTCACCTTTGGCGAACCCTCAGCCGTTCTCGACAAGCGGGAAATTCTGGATTACATCGAATGCACCAGTAACGGTAAATGGTATGACCCGCCTATCAGCTTTGACGGGCTGGCGCGCAGCTTCCGGGCGGCGGTGCATCACAGTTCACCGCTGTATGTGAAACGCAACATACTGGCAAGCACATTTACCCCCCATGCAATGCTCAGTCAGCAGGCATTTAGCCGCTATGCGCTGGATTATCTGGTGTTCGGCAATGCGTTTTTAGAGGTGCGCCGTAACCAACTGGGCGCACCACTGCGCCTCGACCCCAGTCCGGCCAAGTACACCCGCCGTGGATTAGAAAAAGATTGCTATTGGTTTGTCCAGAACTGGAAAGATGAACACCTGTTCGAAGCCGGGAGCGTTTTCCACCTGATAGAACCGGATATCAATCAGGAGCTTTACGGTTTGCCGGAATACCTCAGCGGTTTAAATTCTGCATGGCTCAATGAAGCAGCCACGCTATTCCGCCGTAAGTATTACCAGAATGGCGCTCACGCGGGGTACATCCTGTATATGACTGACGCCGCGCAAAGTAGCAGCGATATTGAGGCGATGCGTAAAGCGATGCGCGACACCAAAGGGTTAGGCAACTTCCGCAACCTGTTTATGTACGCACCCAACGGCAAAAAAGACGGTATCCAGATTTTACCGTTGAGCGAAGTCGCCACCAAAGATGACTTTTTTAATATCAAGAATGCCACCCGCGACGACCTGCTCAGTGTGCACCGGGTGCCACCGCAGATGATGGGGATTATTCCCAACAATACCGGCGGTTTCGGTGACGTGGCGAAAGCCTCACAAGTCTTTGTCCGCAATGAGTTAACGCCGCTGCAAGAACGATTGAAAGAGGTGAATGACTGGATAGGGCTAGAGGTGATCCGGTTCAAGCCTTATGAACTGATAAGCGAGGATTGATATGGGATGTAAAGCGCCAACACCACCGCCATATAACCCCGGTGACACAGTGAAGAGACCCGCGCCACCGCCGCAGCCACCGCAAAAATACAAAACGAAAAAAGGAATAATGATGGAAACGCAAACTAACCCAAAAATCACAGCACAACTGGCGGCTGATATTCTTAACCAAGCGCTGTCGCTTGACCCGGATTGTATTACTGCACTGGTATCGCAACGGGTAGAGTGTAACGCGGCATTAGCCCATGACTCTGAGGTAGCGTGTGGTATGTCTAAAGGCAAATACATGACTGGCGCGCTTGGTATTATCAACTCACTGGTCAAAGACGGCGTCGTTGCCGCACAGTTTACTGATGACAATAAGCTGGCCGCGTTTCAGGTCTGCAAATAGTTAATTGATATTTTTGAATATCATAGCCGCCGAACCGGGCGGCTTTTTCATGCCCGAAAAGTAGCCATTCCAGCACCTCGCGCCATACGCCACCAGACGCCCGCCACGCCCTCGCACCCCATGAACACGCATTGATTCCCAACCCAACCGAACGCAGCACCACGGCCCGCACAAGATCGATAAATAAGGGTATCAAAACCCTTTGCGCGCAATGCTATCCCCGCCACGCCTGCGCGCTTTGCAGGTCGCTTTTCATGCACTTGCATGAGGCATCGAGAACCGCGCTGGGACTGGTGCTAAGGGGGAGTTTCTGACTCAGGTTCATCATGCAAAATCATGCACCATATGCATGCAACACTAAAAGTCAGCGCAAAGGATGTAAACCTGACTCCCCTGCCCCGTCTAAATAGCTATTTTTAGCTTCCATGGCTAATTCAGCAATCCACGCCAACGCCACCTCACGATCTCGGTTTTTCATTTCATCGCTAGCTGACATTCTAGCGATGAGGTCTATCCGTTCGAGCAAAACTAGCCCATCTAAATCCATCACCTAATAACCTCCCAGCACTCACATGCACTGTGTTTATATACAGTATAGTATGCATTAAACATGAAAAGTTCTATATAAATCTATGGTTTTACTTAAGTAAAAAATCTTGGTTTAGAAATTGGCCTGTTAGACAACAAACCTTTAACCCACTAAATCAATGATGACAACGCGTCACACCGAATATTTAATTAATGGCGTGACGCGTCACAATGGTTTAATTGCGCTAATTAATAGGCTGTTAATGCCTTTGGTCTGCCAGCAAGCAGCTTCACCCCGCAAACAGCATCCATTCGGATCACCCGGCAAGGTATCGCCACATTTGCCGCAACGTTGTTTACCCAGCTCGGCCAGTTGCTCTTTTAGTCGCTGGTTATCTTGCCGAATAAGCAGCGCGATATATTCTGGTAAATCATAGGCTGGCCGGAACAGACGCCGGGCGGCCATGCCCTCGGTCAGCATGGCGAACTCTTCCGGCTCAAGTCGGGCGCGAACCTCATTGATACCGGCAGATTTATCACGCTGGCGCTGTGCCTGTTTACGGGCGGTTGCATCGGTTTTAGTCATGGTTTTCCTCTCAGGTAGATTAATCATCGAATTCCGGCCAGTCGGACAGGGCCGGATAATGGATAGCAGCATCACCAACAGACATTTTTGCCCCACGGGCTAACGATTCCAGTACCCAGCGTTGGGCGCTGATATCTTTTAACAGTAAATCGTTGCGGATTTGGGGGATGCGCTGGCGTTCTTCGCGGGTTAAACGGGCTGATGGCGCAATAAGGCGGCCTTTGGTTGGGTCATAACTGCGTTGCATCTTACTGATCGTTGGCTGTTTCTCTTTAACGCGGGCCACAATCGCCTTTACGGCGGCAGTGTCCGACCAGTCAATAACGGCATCCGGTGGGTATTCCATCGCCATCACAGGCGTTTTAGCCTGCCCGTTGGGGTCATTTGGCGCTTGGGTGTTTCCACCTAACCCACAGTTATTGACAGGACTCCGAGGCGCGCCAGAGGCGCTTTTCAACGTCAAAGGCTCAACGTCAACGGCACCCGAAACGATGCGCCATTGGGTTGTCCGGGTTTCATGAACATGGTCAGCGCCCAAATGCGGCGCATAGATACCCACGACTTTCTGCACTTCCTCATCGTAGGCGTTGAGTTCATCAGCGATACGCTTGGCTACACGGACAGTCTGATTACCGTTATTGGTGCCACCCTGTGCGGCGATGTAGGCCGCAAAATCACCCTCGTCAGCCGCATGGCGCACTGCTTCCACGGTTTCGTCGAACGACTCCGCCAGACTGATAAAACGAATGCGGCGACACTCGCGATAGGCTCCCATGGAGGGAATACCCATCGGGCGAAACTGAGGGATGCGCCACGTTGCCGCCCACGCCGTAACCGCCGCAGCAGAGTCAGTTAGCAGCTCACCGGTTTCATGGTCACGTTCACCCTCAAGCGCATAGCCATCGATATTCTTGGCAATGTATTTAGCGATGTAACCAGCGGCCCCGCCTTTGTTCAGGTGCTTGCACTCAAAGCGGTATTTAGCGGCCCCGCGCTCGTCACTGTCTTCTTTCAACGCATAGCGGCGCATGATGTCGATAATCTGTTGGCGCTGGCGACGCTCGCAAAACAGCATCATGTGCCAGTGCGGGGTGCCGTCGTGGTGCGGCTCAACGACCCGCATCCCGTAGACGCTTAATTTATTGTCTTTAAAGGCGGTGCGCATTTTGCTCCAAATGTTACAGAGATAGTGCTGACCGTCTTTAGGGGAATAGGCTTCATCGTCCCACTTATGATTAAGCTGGATTTTTGTGTTATCCCCTTTACCGATAAGGCGGGTCGGGTGATATTTTGACGGGGTGGTGATGGTCAGGAACATGCCGACGTGCTTCTGTGAAGCTGCATATTTTTCGATACCGGCGATGGTGCTCATTAGCTCCATACGGCGAATTTCTGGATTAGAAATACTCGCCATCACCTTATCAATCAGGTCGATGCGCTCACCGGTTTCAATATTTTCTAACTGGCAGCTTTTGAGATATTCCAAATTAGACTGGCGACGGGCGAACACTTCGCGGATAGCCTGCTTACTGGCATAAGAAGACGCCGACATATCCCGGCTAACATTACCGACAGCAATCAATAACGCTTCTCGCCAGCGGGTGCGCTGTGCTTTGAGTTTGCGCTCCCAACACTCAGGATCAACCAGCCGTGACAGACTGGCAATAGCAGACGTGATATCTAACCGGCCTTTCAGGTATTTGCGCCAGTGCATCGGGGTGATGTTAAAAGCGCGCGCCATTCTGGCAAGAATACCGAATATCCGTACCTGTGTATCGGCCTGCAATAAAATGGCCCTGTCACCCTGATTAGCCTTAATGCATTCATCACAATGATGGTTGTACGCCACCATTAGCTCATCGCTGATTTTGCGGGCAAAGCGGCGCAGCTCTTTATCATGCATACCCGCTAGGCTGGCATAAGTTGGGGCATCAGTGGAAAAGCTCATTGATGCACTGAGGCGCATAACATTTTTGCTATTGACCACCTGAATACGCGGCCAGATACGCTGGTCAAAGACAAACACCAGCCATTTGTTAGCGTCGTTTAGCCCTTTATTGGCTAACAGGTATTGATAGCGAGAAATGAACTGACTACGTAAGAAGTGGGGCAGATTATGGATATTGGCTAAAACAGCTTGCCCCTGAATCAGTTGTTCACGGGTAAGCGGTCTTGCTGGTGCAAGGGTTTGGCGTGGTTTGCTGCCGGGGTAGGCATAGGCAGGAACAGCAGCGCCGCTGCCCGGATAAGGCAACGGCGGAGTTGGGGTAGTACGGCCACGTTCTAGCACATTCATTTAACTATTTTCGCCAAGACTTGCACGACAACAGAAAGCACGAAAAATATTGCGCCAATTAAAATAATAACGACAGGAATAGCCCATAACGGTGAAGTAACAGCCCACCATGACCAATCGGAGAGAACGCCCGTTAATTTTAGCGTGATAAAAATCAATGCTAAAACAGTCGTAAAAAGATTAACTGGTGTGAATTTCATTGTTTCACCTTGAGTGATGACGAAGAAAATGCCTCTTGACATAACTTACCAATACGGCCTATTTCATTACCCAATGACGCAAAGCTATTAATCTGTGCTTCACTAACATGGCGTTTAATTAATCCCTCAACCAATTGCGAGATAGTCGGGTAATAGCCTATTGGCTCCAAACGTTCCTGCCCTTTATTTTTACCTTCCTTACTAATCTTTACTTCATTAAGAATAAATTGCAGGCTGTCAGAAGTAACAACGTGCTTTTCACCTATTTTAATATTCATTTAATTTTCCGTTAGTGTTGTTCGTGAGATTGATTAATCATTTTTTCTGCAACCTGATAGAGAAGTTCCGCCACTTCTTTACAGTTCATTTCACGATTAAGGATTTTTGCAGCCATGGTTTCTATATAGTTTGAAACGATAACGGCTTGATTCTTTCTTTCATCCCTGCGCGCTTCATTTAGCATTAGCTCCATTGATTCAACTGACGTCATTGTGATTGTGCTCTCACTGCCCGGCTTAGCGAGGTCTACGCCCACCCATATATTTTCTGATAAATGAATGTTATTCAAAATGGCCCACCATGATCAAAAGGTGAAAAATCAAAGTATTCTTCAAGGTCATCTAGCAAAATAAATTTCACATCAACATATTTTGTATTTCTCCCTTTACGAACAAGACGAGAAACGTCTACCACTGCAACTTTTATTTTTTCCACAGGGTCAGTAGGTAAAAATTGACTATATAGAGTTAATAAATCCCCAACACGAAAGACACTGTTATCTAATCTGATAGCTGCATCCATATTGAATTTTATTTCTTTCTTAATTTCATTCATTGTGGTGCAGCTAATTTCTAAAGAATAATGAACCTTTCTCACGCCTCCCGCAGCCATAGCTTTAATAACCCCTAGCGTTGTTATGCAATCTGAAAGGGCGCGATGTGCAACCCCATCGACTGCAATTAGCTGTTGTTTTGCCGCATTAGCCAGACGTTGCCATTTATATTTATTTCTCCGGTCATCCCATTCACCGTAGAATTCAGCATAAACCAGCATTGCACACTGGTGATTATTATAAATAAGGTCAATTTCATCACGGGGAATTGTATCCATCCTCACTGATTGACAAATTAGTCGCGCGTCAAAACTCGCGTTATAAGCAATAAAACCGCGACCTTTTAGTAAATTAATTACTTTCGGGTAAACATCACTCCAAGTGGGCGAGTTTTCAACCATCTCATTGGTGATCCCATGAATAGCTATCGCCTCATCCGGTATTCGATTTAATGGCTTAACTAAAGTATCCAGCAGCACATTACCAGCACAATCTATAATGGCTATTTCAACAACTTCATCATCTAAACCTAAACCGGTAGTTTCGGTATCTAGTATGAGACTATTCTGAGCAAGCCATTGCCGCGCTAGCAGTTTAGGTGCTAAACAATCTACAGACTGAGGTGAGATAAAAGGAAACTCATCTAGATATATCATTTTACTTTTTTCTTTCATCATATAATTCCTGTTTTTAGGTAATACGAAACCCGGCGAGTAGAACGCCATATATTACGGTGATAATTAATTAATAATATTCAGTGCGCAGTCATCATTACTGACAAATGACGGCAACGAACGAGTAAACTCAATTAAGTAATTCAACGCTTCAACAACAGATTCTCTTTCTGCTGGAGTTAATTCTGAAAACTGCATATTCACATGACGACTTTTTAAGCCAGCATGAAAACAGATTGTTTTACGCAAATGTGCAGGCGATTTATCAAAAGCCTCTTGAGCAACATTTTTTCTATTGCGTAAATACTTTTCTTTAAATTCAGTAATGCGGGCAATACCCGTCATTCTTAATTTTTCAGCTTCCGTTAATTGCAGCATATAACCCCCAATCAACGCCCAAACAGACGGCGTAATATTGGTGTCTTCTTTGCAGAGGACAATTCTTGTAAAAGCGCCTTTTGATTACTTCCCGGCTTCCAGCGCTGGCCGTTCTTCAACTCCAGCATACCGTGGCCGAAATGGCGCAGGTTTACCGGGCTTTGCTGTTTTAACAGTGGGGCAATAGAAATAATCATAAAGACACCTCAACTCAAACCGGCGACAGCACTCAAACCGCTAATAACATCAACGGTTGAAGCAAGCGCAGGGGTTGACTGAATGCGACATTGCACTGTCAGGCCAATCAATGACAGGTGGCGAATCGCAGTATTGACACTATCCAGCAGGGCTGATTTGCTGAATGCTGTTTTATGGTTGCCTTGTACCGCAGCGGCTGCAATAGAACCCACGGCGGCTGTAGCATGTAGCGCATAAGCTGGGATATTACCGGCACTGGCCTCATTTACTGGCACTGACGGCATACAGTTTATTTGGGCCAACATGGCATCAATAAGGCTGGCGTCTTCTGTTGCGTCGGTGATAGCAAGCAATTCAGTTATAGTAAGGTGGTGCGGTTGCTCTGGGTTGAGCTTGTTCCGCAAAGTTTGCGCATTCATATCCAACTGTTTCGCCAACTGCGTCAGATTGTGGCGCGTTGGAAACCGGCGACATGCATTGTCAAAGTGCGGATGTTTAGAAACAGAAAAATCAAACATGTTTTCCCCTCAAAATTCACTTAATGTGAATTACGCACCGATGACGATTTGAAAACGGGAATGACCAAGCGCTTTTCTTGCTTCCAGTTCTTTGTAACGAGCATAAAGAATCTTGATAGGGCCGCTAGCCCGCTTGTTTCCTTTCTTGATAGTGCGCGGCTCAATAGGAATACAGGCATCGTTACCAGTTGTACGGCGATAAACAGTGCGAACAGAAACCCCCTCAAGGGCTGCAAACTCTTCTGGAAAGACGGTTTCACGTGGGATCTTGATTGTAATGAGTGCTGTCATAATGCATTATTCCCGGTTAGAAAATATTTGCCATTGATTGCCACGGTTTGCCAACTTATGCCATCAATGACTTCGATTTTAGAAAATCTACAGCTCAAATTGGTTGTAGTCAACTGGATATTTCCAATATGAAGATTGATATTTCTGATATGAACAACTTGGAAGTGTTAGATAGGATATGTGAGATTTATGAATTTTCTCAGAAAATTCAATTAGCTAACCATTTTGATATTGCCGCTAGCTCTCTATCTAATCGTTACCGACGCGGGCCTATTTCATTTGATTTCGCTGCTTACTGTGCGCTTGAAACTGGCGCAAACATACGTTGGTTACTGACAGGCAAAGGCCCGAAGTTCCTGGGTGAGAAAGCCCCAAATGAGGTTGCAGAGATTCCAACCTTCACTTTAAGTGAAGGGAAGTTAGTAGAGGATAGCAATCTTAGTGTTAGCCATAATCTTTTTAGTAAACCGCTCAATGCCCCTCAATGCATAAAAGCTGACAATAAAACTCACTTTGTTGAACAAGGCGCATCACTCTCTGATGGTGTATGGCTAGTAGATATTGAGGGTTCAATAAGCATACGTGAAATAACAGTCCTTCCAGCCAAGAAACTCCACGTTGCTGGCGGTAAAGTACCTTTCGAATGTGGGGTTGATGAGATTAAGACGCTTGGCCGCGTTGTTGGGATTTACACAGAGGTTAACTGATGGCAATCAGAAAGCAGGCTGATGGATGGTGGCTCTGTGAAATTTACCTTAATGGAGCCAAAGGTAAGCGCATTCGTAGAAAGTTCGCGACAAAAGGCGAAGCTATTTCCTTTGAGCAACACACTGTTCAGAAGCCTTGGCACGATGAAAAAGAAGATGAACGGACTCTAAAAACGGTGGTTGATGCATGGTTTACGGCACATGGTATAACACTAAAAGACGGTGAAAGACGGCAGCAAGCAATGCATCATGCTTACGAGTGCATGGGCCAACCGCTAGCAAAAGATTTTGACGCTCAGATGTTTTCACGGTACAGAGAGAAGCGCCTAAAAGGCGACTTTGCCCGTTCTAGCAGAGTAACTAAAGTTGCACCGCGCACTATAAATCTAGAGTTAGCATATTTCCGAGCAGTTTTTAACGAGCTAAATCGTCTAGGTGAATGGGCTGGCGAAAATCCGCTTAAAAATATACGGCCTTTTCGTACTGAAGAGAGTGAGATGGCTTTCCTCACTAAAGAGCAGATAGCCCACTTGTTGCTTGAGTGCGGGCGAGAGAACAACGCTGACTTGGTGAATATTGTAAAAATCTGTCTTTCTACTGGCGCTCGCTGGTCTGAGGCTGAAGAGCTAAGACGCAGCCAAGTTAATAAATATAAAATCACTTATACCAAGACCAAAGGCAAAAAGAATAGAACTATCCCCATTAGCCCGGAAATATATGATGCCTTACCTGACAAGAAAAAAGGGCGTCTTTTTACCTCATGCTATGGCGCATTTCGCTCAGCCCTAAATCGTACGGAAATAGAATTACCAGCGGGCCAATTGACCCACGTATTACGCCATACCTTTGCATCACATTTTATGATGAATGGCGGTAATATACTGGTATTACAGCGTGTACTTGGACATACCGATATTAAAATGACTATGCGTTACGCGCACTTTTCACCAGACCATTTAGAAGAAGCACTGAAACTTAATCCGCTGGCAATGAGTGGCGATAAAGTGGCGATAGAGATTGTATAATTTGGCATTTTTTGGCAATCATTGGCAATCTATGTCACTGACATATAACATAATTATATGATTTTCATAGGTATAGTTAGATACTCATAATCGCTTGGTCACTGGTTCAAGTCCAGTAGGGGCCACCAAATAAAACAAGGAGTTAGATGAGAAATCGTCTGACTCCTTTTTATTTGGTTTAAATGCGTGATTATGCTACCCAAGACAGTAATCGCAAAAAAAGGGGGTAGTTCTCACCAACACCCCAAACGTCAAAGAAGAATAATAGGATTTAAGGATAGATTTTATATTTCTCGCGTAACTTCAAATAATTATCAACCCCGGGTTGCCAGTGCGATTCCAGATAATGAATGGTCTCATCGACAGTCAATTTCTTCTCGTTGGCTTCTTCCATTAATTTAACTAAATTACGGGTGCCCATTAATTTCGCTAACCAAAGAGGGCGTATTAAGAAATACTTTTCCTGATAATCCAGGTAATTTGCCTCACTTTGCGGTGGGACGACCATTGAATAACCGGCCTCTTTAAATTTGAACCACCATTCAACAAAATAACGTATTGTTGGCTTAAAGTCGGATATATTAATGGCAGCAAATTTTTCGCCACACACTTCTTTGCCCGCTTGCGGCCAACCAGTTTTCTGCTGGTTAATATCTACGTGATAGCAGGTGTTAATATAAAACTTCCTGGATGGGAAACCCAACTGCTCAAAGGGATAGTCTGAACCTCGACCCATATTAACACTGGTTGCTTCAAATAATCCCAAAGAAGGGTAAAGCTGAATAGCCAAATCACTGCGTAAATTTGGCGAAGGTCTTACTGGCAATGAATAAGGCAAATCATGTGTGTAATTCTCCATGGCGATGACAGTCAAATCCTCTGGTGGAAACTGATAAGCTTTGATGCCAAATGCCTGCCAATTAGAATCATCAAAATGCGTTAGCCAGCCCTCATTAACTATCATGCGGGCAAACTCCCCTGATGTCAGCCCATGCACCATCGGGATAGGATGCATACCAATACCAGAAATATTCTCTTCTTCGAGAATAGGCCCATAGACATAATTTCCGAGTGGGTTCGGCCGATCAAATACCATAAATTGTTTATGATACTTTTGCAGGCTTTCCAACATATGATGCATGGAAATAGTGTAGGTAAAATAACGAACACCAACATCCTGTAAATCATAAATAACGATATCAACATCAGATAACTGCGCTTCAGTGGGATGCGCCCTCATTCGCCCATCTTTATCTCTTCCATATAAAGAAATAATAGGAAGACCGCTCTGTTTATCGATGTGATTATCATCCCCTAATCCGGCATCTGCATTCCCACGGATACCGTGCTCAACAGAGAATAGTTTTGTCACTGTAAAATGGAATTTATTCTGCTCGGATAACAATTTGTCTATGGTATGACGTCCTTCCTTGTTAATCGAGCTTTGGTTGACCATTAAGCCAATACGTTTATTTTTAAGTAATGGCCCATAAACATTTTCCTGATCAACGCCTAAAATAATTTCTTGGGTAACGCTGGCATGGCCAGCAGTTATAATAAATAGCCCATACAGACATAATAATATTCGCAGGAAATACCCCAT